TCTTGTAAAATCTGGTTGTTATCTGCCATTATTCGATCAGCCCATTAGTATTGATAATATAAGTCATATGATAATTATTATATAATTAGTTGACTTATGATTTAGGTTTATGTTTATTTATAACGATCAATTACCATGCGCGACACGACCAATAGCGTGCCTTCCACTTCGGGCCAGGATCTGCACAATTGTGCCTAGCTCGAAAACTTTTACGACGAGCAGGGTTGTCTTTCTTAATTGTCATATTCGGATCACCGAATGAGACCTTCACGACATTTCCCTTATCGTTCTTTGTATACACGTAGAACTTCTTAGACCCACCACGTACAGGTTTGTTCAATGTAACAGTCTTACCCTGATACTCTGCTTCGGTCAGTTCTAACTCTTCGTCGAGAGACTTACACGCCTCACAACATCTTTCTTCTACATACTGTTTAAACTTTTTCATTTTGCAAGTAATGCCTTTGCTTTGGCGCGATCGTGGAAAGCGAATGTATAAGACTTACCGCCTTTTTCATCCTTGACCACATAACCAGTTTTGGTCATCTTAGTGATCTTACCCGTTCTCTTATCGCCATTCTTAGGTTCGTAGAAATCAACATCTCTTCCAACGTTGATTGAGTTCTTTGTCTCTGCGCCCATGCCTTTAGTCGCAAGAGTTCGGTAATTTTCATCAAGCAATTCAACTTCTTCACGCATGAGTTTACCACCTTTCACTTTGAATCCGTTATCTTTTAGGATCTTAGTGATAGTAGTCCTCTTCGTAAAATCGTCCATGTCTTTTAACATCTTGGTCAAACCCATGAATGCTTTGTCTTGGACATTGACGTTAGAGTTATTGTGGATCGCACGAACGTATGCCGCAGCCTTCTCGTATTCAATACCCTTACTCTTGTGCTTCAAGAGTTCTTTAGACATCTTCATGAAGTCTACTGCTTCGTCAAGATCGACTGACTCATTTGCTTGTTGAAGTGCCGCTTGTACTGCCTTATGTTTAGACAGACCTTTCTTCATCTTCTCAATCTCGCGAACAGCACCTGACATATTACCGCCCATTTTCTCGGCAGTCTTAATTGCTTTGATAAGCAGGTTTCGGTCAGCAATCTTGTTATGAATTCCCATACTAGAAAGTTTTGCTTCGTCAAGTTCTACTGACTCACTGACATCACTTGCATTGCCATACGAAGACTTTCCTATGATAGCACGTAGGAAGTCGTTCAACTTACCCTTTGGTCCACTGATACTGACATGTCCGCCCGATGTGGTCGCTTTCAGACCAAATCGTGTTGCACCCGAAGAAACCTTGTCTGCCATAGTTGTCTTGATCTTTGCCGTTGCTTCATCAAGTTCTACTGACTCCTTTACAGGTTTGCCGTTTTTAGAAATGATACCCTTGTATCCTTCCTTTTCCTTATCTGCAAGGAATTTCTTGGCGTATACCAATAGGTGGAAAGGCATCTGTCGAATAGGACCTTTCTTTGACATCGAATACTTTACGACAAACTTATCTTTGTTTTCTCTTAATTCAAAAAAATCTTTCACTTTCTTTAACTTCCTCTTGATGCGCCTCGAAATACCTTCGTCCCAGCAACTGGATTGACTGTTTTAACTTTACTATTTATAGGATTAAAACTAGTACCGCCGTAGTTGTTGTCGGTTGCCTGTTGCAGTCTTTCTTTCTTTGCAACAGACATTTTCTTGTTACGTGGTTTCTTCGATTTGCTCATACGTTATCCTACGTTATGTAACAGTTTAATTCATATCGACGGTTATCTAGGTTAGTTACTTGTACCGCCAATCTCTTATTCTTTTGACCGACTAACTTCAAGGTAAAACTATTAGTCTTACCGTTAGACGGTTTCTTAGGCCCGGTTGCGACTTTATCATCAATGTCGTTCTTGTCTACCTCGAACCCTTTTTTCTTTGCGTGTGCATATGCCGCTTGCATTGCATCGGAATATGTCTTGTGGTAGAGAGGGTAATCGCTCTTACCTTCTACTGCATACCCCATCTTCTTCAGTTCTGCCTTGGAGAAGGATGGTGGTGGCTTACTGAAAAAGTCAGCCGACTTCTTAATCTTGTCTAGTTTCTTCTGCGAACCAAGACCATGTTTCGCCGCACGAGCGGAAAGACGATCTTGTGCAGACCGCTTTGATTCTCTCAATTCTTGAAAAGTCTTCACGCTAAATCCTTATCGTGATTTAATCCGCCTTTCTTCTTCTTAACGATGAAGGCGTTAACCCTTGCCATTCCCCATTGTTGCGGTGTAGTTCCTGGTCGGTGACCTGTCTTCCATGCCGCAACACCTCTATTATAAACCTTGCGAAGTGTGTCTGGTGAGATTCCCGACTTCTTCGCTTTTGCAGCGATGCCGTCAGGTCCCTCTTTCACATCGATACTATCATACATGGCGTATCGCTTTTCGTCAAGAAAAATTTTAAAAGATATCATGCTAATTGCCTTATCATACCCGCCAACGCCTTTGTATCCATATCTAGGTTAAACTTACGGATAGTATTAGCAGCGTGATATTCTAGTGAACGTCCGTCTCCAGATTTATCAAGTTCTTTCTTGATGTACTGTGCGACTTTCTTGTATTTATTTCTATGGATAGACTTAGCGTCTAACTTCTTCATCAAATCGGTAACCCAGTTCTCGAAGATATCATCTTGTCCTGGTGTGTCTTTGAAGTAACGTTTGCGTAACTTATCAGTACCTTCATCACCTGCGCCATGTTCTTCTGGAACACAGTCTGGTACCATCTTATTACCTTTCTTCTTCATACCGACTTGCTTGTAACCGTCCCAACAATCTTCGTCGTACATATCTTTGAACGACTTGGTATACTTGGATGGTTTAGTCTTAGCAGTCTTATCTCCAGGTGCAGGTTTGTATGCAGACGAATCGTCGTCTGCCTTCTTACCGTTTTTCTTGAAGTGCGCATCGCGCTTTGCTTTGGTAGATTTAGAAAGCCCTTTGTGGTATCGTGCTGGTTGTGTGCCTTCGCGATCTTTGATGTCTGGATCTTGTTTCTCAACAAGTTCAACAGCATCTAACCACTTACGTAGTTTTTTGCCGTCAGATGTTTCAATAATGACATAGTTTGCACCTAGAACGGATACGGTAGCGATCTCTTCAGATTCTTTAATAACTACCGTATCACCAACTTCAAACAGTTCACCCGAAACATATTGTTCGCGAGTTTCTGATACTGATTTCAGTTCTAGATGATTACGGAATTCACTTTGTTCCTTAAGACCCATGCCTTTACGCACATCGTTGAATAATGTACGTGCGTCTTTATCAGACATAGACTTAGGTGTGCCCTGAGAGAATGCAACAAAGTCATTCTTCGATGCGTTCTCTCTTTGCTTTGATGCAGACATGCCTTCTACTCCAGCAGAATCTGGATCTCTCTTTCCTGCAGATACTACTTTAATGCTTTTGAAGTTGTAGAAACCATGTCTTGCTTTCTGTCCGTTGTACTTATTCAACAGGACTTCGAATTCTGTAATACGGTCTGCACCGACAACCATAGTGACTGACTTGTAACCTTGGTTGTACAGTGTGACCATTGCGTTGATTGCGGTCTTTACCGACTTATCAACCATGACATTTCGCGCATGTTTTGGAAACATCTTACGAGTATGTTTTATTTTCTGTTCATAAGTCAAAGGATTCTTTTTAGTATCCGAAGACTGTGACATGAATACTTTGTAATCAGACTTACCAGACTTTTGCGACAAAGTGTCCATCACTTTGCCGTGTCCGACTGTAGGGGGATTCATTCGTCCGAAAGTAAAAAAGACCTCACGTTCTTCTTCGACAAGGTACTGTGAGAAATTCTTAATCACTTCGCGTCACCCTGTCGCTTAGCACGTTTGCGTTCCATTTCTTGCTTACGTACTGTCTTAATAAGTTTGCGAGCAACCTTATTGATACGATTCTTTAACGCAGGCTTGTCTAATCTTTTCTCGATTTCTTTTTTACGAGATACCGTCAGGTCGCTCTTTGGGATACCTTTGGTAAGTTTGGTGACAAATTGGTTTCTTGCTTGGCGTCGTGCACGTTTCTTCAACGTGTCCATATTAGCGGTCTTTCTTTCGGCACGTTTACGTGCAATAGCAATACGCGCTTTGTTGCGCTTCATGCGCATAGCAAGTTTACGCCTTTGAGATGCGTCTAATGCTTCTGAAGTGTCAATAGACGTTTTTCTTTTCTTTGCGTTATACGCTAACTGTCCATCACCTGTATCTGTATAGTCTACATTGACGAACTGTTTAAATGACATGGGTGCCATTTTATAGTCCTCTATTGGTTTATTCCATATTATCTACGAGCGGAATCCCACCCTTTTAATATATCAGATGAAAAGTTGTTGTATGAGAATTCCATACGGTCAACCAGTTTCACCGCGTCACCACCAAGTGTATCAATTGCAACGTATCCTTCTTCGCCAGTCACTTTGTAACCATTAGAAGTTTTCACGAAAGTATCAATTGACTTAAGTTTGTCTAAACTATTTATAAGCTTTAGTTTCGCAAGTACAATCAATTTTTGCAACTCAAACATTTTTACTAGATTTGCACGATTTTTAGGTGAGAAGAATGCCATTTCATCTTTCATTTTAGCAGTCCACGCATCCTTACCTCGTTGAGATTTCTTACTTGCAATCTCTTTCTTGTAATACGCTTGTCTATTACTTATAAGACCGTTAACATGCTTCGCAGAGTCTGGTAACAGTGTACCCGCCCGAACGAACTTGTTGTTGTACGTCTCGATTGCCTGTGCGAACTTAGGGTTCTCTGCCACAGTTTTCAGAGTAGAAGAAGCAGTCTGTCTGAAGAGTGCACCGATCTGCGACAGTGTCTCGTTGACATCTTTAGTCTCGCGTTCACTCATCGTTGCGTTAGTCACGTCGGTCAGCATCGCGTCTTGTGACCACACGTTACGTGACTTTTTCAACTTGCTTACATCAACACCGTAGTCCGCTTTCATGTTCTCAAAAGACGTACCCGTGTATGTTGTGTGCCATACAATACCGATCTTAGCAGCACGTACTTCTTTTGCTTGATCATAGGGAACTGCGTATGCGATTGTGTTTGGGTGGAACATGCTGTACTTTTGACCGTCAATGGTCTTAGTATACACATCGCCACTGCCAAACAAAAAGTCGCCTTGAATGACGCCTTTGATGCCGAGCGCAGGAAGATATCGTAGTGCATCTTTCATCTTAGAGTTTAGATCACCCGACGTATCAGCATCAATGTCTGCGTCGGTCTTATAGACCTTTGGGTTCTTGTTGAAGATACTTTTCTTCGCAACGAAGAACTCACCGTCTCTTGGGTCTTGACCACAGAAGATCGCAGGCGAACCGTCCCACTTTACAGAGATGCGACCCTTTGATGTGCCAGATAACATGTCACGTAGTCCACGCAGTGCATTGATTGCCTGACGTGTTCCGTCAACTCCACCGTACAGGACTTTGTCCTCGATGTGAGTCATGTGTGTATTCTTCTGTTCTGTGATAAAGTTACTAAAGTTTTCCATCATGCAACCTTTAAAAATGGACCAGCAGAATCATATTCTTTTTTGGCACCATAGTATAATGTTGTTAAAAATTCTTTTAGTTTTCCTTGACGATCAATAGAAACAAAAATTTCTACCCAACGAAAACACTGTAATTTAGCACTCAGTTGAGATGCAGTTCGATCATTGGACTTTTCTAGTATTATCGCCTTACGAAGAGTGGTCTCCCAGTTGTCTTCGCCCCAATCAATAGATTGTCCACCTATCTTTTTATTTTTTATTCTATTGTATTGAGATACATATTTTTTAATATCATTCTCTGTCCACTTACCCACCTTTGGCAGTTGCGTGCCCATAGTTCGAGTAAGTCCCAATGGAGTTAGATAAGGCCCGATTGCTTTTGTTGAAGAAACCTTTCCCAGTTTAGC